GCCTATCAAGATTCTGTAGACGTTTGGACTATAGGTTATGGTCATACTAAAGATGTAAAAGAAGGCGACAAGATTAATCAAGAAGAAGCTGAGTATATGCTACAAGAAGAAATGATTGAGTATGAAGGCTATATTAATGATCTTGTAGAAGTGCCATTAGAGCAATGTCAATTTGATGCTTTGGTATGTTGGGTATATAACTTAGGCCCTACAAACCTTAAGAAATCTACGTTACTTAAAGTTCTAAATGAAGAAGACTATAACGGTGTTCCAGAGCAGATAAAAAGATGGAATAAAGCTGGCGGTGTTATTTTAGGTGGATTAATCAAACGCAGAGAAGCAGAGGCTAATTTGTTTGAAGGGAAAGAGTGGGATAAACTGAGTTAATTATGGATAACATGGTGTTTTGGAACATATTAATTAGTTTGGTATTTGCACCAATCTTTTACATGATTAAAAGCCATGCTTCAGAATTACAAAGACAGAACATTTTAATCAACAGAACACGAGAAGAAGTAGCTAGAGATTATTTAACTAGAACTGAGCATACCGTTGAGTTTCAACGATTAATAGATAAAATAGATAAACTTGATGCTAAAATAGATAAACTAATAACGAATTAACATGGCAGAACCAACATACGATCCATACGCATACAGCGACATAGGCAGAAGAGCGTTAGGCGGAGAATACATAGATTCTATGAATTTCTTTTGGTTTGATCCTGTAACTGGAGAAGAAGGACAAACCACAGAAGGATGGAGTCGTGTTCCTGATTCTGCAAAACCATATACTTATTTAGAACCTGGATCAAGAAATCAAGCTAGAAATACTTTCTATGAAAGCGGTGCTGCTTTTGGCGGTACTGGTGGAATAGGAGGAGTAGGCGGTATGGGCGGTGGCTTACTAAGCGGTCAAGCCTACGCACAACAAATAGCGGGTGGTATGCCTTTTGAGCAAGTGGTAGCACCTGGTATGAGTTTCTCTCCAGATCAACCTATGGGTTACACCGCAGAAGGAGCTACACCCTTTCAAGCTCCAAGAGCTTTACCTATAACAGGAGCGGATTTAGGTTTACCAATGGGAGCGGGAACACCGATGCCAGCTGGAACTACATTTGATCCTGACTCTATTAGACAAATGGCTCCAGTAGCACCAGCGGGTGTGTCTGCTAGTGCAATAGCCAATCTTCCTGTTGAATTAGAACCTTTAGATGTTGAAGGGTTATTGGCAAATGTTGATGTAGATGAATTATTAAAAAATATAGGTTTACAAAAAATACCAGAGCCACAAGAAAAACTTCCTGTTGAATCTTTACTAAATGTTGTTGAAGAACCTGTATTAAGAGAACCCGTTACTACAACACTTCCAACAGTTACACCTTTGCAAATACAAGAACCTATTGGAAGAGAAATACCAGAAATGCTAGACATACCTATGCAAACCTTTGAAGATTTGCCTTTAAATTTAGGTTTGCCGATGATTGAACAAATACCTCAAGTTATTCCTGAAAAAATACTTGATATACCTCAACTTTTAGAACCTGTTGCTATAGAAAATTTAGGATTACCACAAATTGACATACCAGAGATTACGTCTTTAGCAACACCTTTAGCAACACCCTTGGCAATCCCAGAAGTTAAAGCTCCTGTAATTTCAGCACAAGCACAAGAAAAAATAGATCGTTTAAGCAAGAACATGATGGATGCAATGGGAATAACTGTACCGCAAGTTGCAACTCCATTGGTTGCACCAATCGCACAAACTATACAATTACCATCTCTTAATCCAGATGAAACATTGGCTAGTAGATTTGTAGAACTACCAACTGCTACTAATTTAGGACTTAATTCATTTGGACTTATGAATCCAGTAGCGAGCATTGACAACATTGTTGCTCCGCTTGCTACTAATAAAGTTGGTATGACAAGGGAGAGATAAATGCCTACACACGAAGAAGTTGTTAAAGCAGCTGAAGCTGAAAGAATACTTGAATCAGACGTTTTTCAAGAAGCACTAAAAAACCTTAAAAGCGAATACATGCAAGCATGGATTAATTCCAAAAGGCCTGAAGATGTTGATGCTAGAGAAGGTTTACATAAGTCTATATTGTTAATACCAGAAGTAGAAAAACATCTGCGTATCATTGCAGAGAAAGGTAAGCTAACTAAAGCTAATATAAATAAAGTACGTAACATCGGTTAAGACTTTCCTTTTTCCCAAAAATTCATATAAAATACTTATAAATACATATAAGGAGTATTTATGAGCAACAACGGAAAACCGACTGCCCTACAAACAGATTTAGAGAACACTACTTTCGCTTTTGAAAGTTTCTTAACTCCCGAAGAGGATAAAGTTGTAGAAGCAGAACAAACAGAAGTAGATGTCATTGAGGAAGAAGAACTTCCTGAAGCAGCTGAACTTGAATTAGAAGAAGCTGAAGAAGAAGAGGACTTTGAATACGATGACGAAATTGATGACGAAGAACAATTAGAGGTTGAAGAAGAACAAGAGCAACCCGCTTTATATACCATCCGAGTTGATGGACAAGAAGTAGAGGTCACGCTTGAGGAACTCCAAAACGGATATTCGCGTCAGCAAGATTACACACGCAAAACTCAAGAGCTGTCTCAACAAAGAAAAACTATTGAGCAACAGCAGAGGGAGTTAGCGGAAAGAGATGCTATTTATGCACAGCTGTTACCGAAGATGGAAGCCCAAATATCGGGCGAATTGGCAAACGAGCCAGATTGGAACAGTTGTATGAAGATGATCCCGTGGGTTATGTTCGTGAAAAGCAACTCTGGGATGATAGAAAAGAGAAATTAGCTGCTGCTCAAGCTGAACAGCAAAGGCTTCAACAAGAAGCGTTTACTCAACAGCAACAGCAATATGCACAAATGGTGCAAGAAGGACAGCAAAGACTTTTGGAAATCGTACCAGAATGGCAAAATCCTGAGACAGCGCAACAGGAAAAGCTAGCGATTCGTGAATATGGCATTAACGTCTTGGGGTATTCACCTCAAGAGATGGATTCTGTATACGACTACCGAGCATTACTTGGTTTAAGAAATGCATGGCTTAACAGTAAAACTGTTGAGGCTGTAAGGAAGAAACCAACGCAGAAAGCGAAAGCTCGGGTTGCAAGACCTGGTACAACGAACCGACCAAAATCAGTAGCCCCTGTGAAAAAAGCAAAACAGGTTTTAGCAAAATCTGGCAAAGTCCAAGATGCTGCTAAAGTTTTTGAACAAATATTAAAGTAATTTAAAGGAATATATTATGGCTAAAGTAACTAATGCTTTTGACACATATACGGCCACCGCTGATAGAGAAGATTTAAGTAATATCATTTACAACATCTCTCCGATGCAAACTCCGTTTATGTCCTCAATCGGAACAAGAAACGTAAAAAACGTAGTTTTTGATTGGCAAACTGAATCATTACCAACTCCTAGTGGAACTGGTCAACTTGAAGGTTTTGAACTTTCAAGAGCTGCCTCTACCGCTACTGCAAGAGTTAGTAATGTATGTCAAATCTCATACAGAGATGCAACTGTAACAGGATCGCAAGATGCCGCAGATGCAGCTGGTAAGAGATCAGAAATGGCACACCAACTAGCTATCATGGCTAAAGCACTAAAAAGAGATATGGAAGAAGCTCTATGTCAAAAAGGTGCTAAAACAACTGGTAACGCTACTACTGGAAGACAAACTGGTGGTTTCGAATCTTGGATCACAACTAATGATTCAAGAGGAACTAATGGTGCGTCTACAGGTGGCGGAGCTGCTCCAACAGACGGTACTCAAAGAGCACTTACAGAAACACTTCTGAAAGACGTTCTTGAGTTAATGTTTGCTAGTGGTGCAGAGCCAAATCTTGCTATTTGTGGCCCTCACAACAAGCAAGTAATTTCTGGTTTCACAGGAAGATCGCAAGCTAGACAAATGGTTGATGCTAATACTGTAGAAGCTTCAGTATCTATCTATTCATCTGACTTTGGTGAACTAAAAATAGTTCCATCAAACAGATCAAGAGAAAGATCACTTCTATTAGTTGATCCTGAATTTGCTAAAGTTTCTTACCTAAGAAGCTTCGATACTATCGACATAGCAACAATAGGTGATGCTGAAACTAAGATGATCGTAGTTGAGTATGGACTAGAAGTGAGCAACGAAGCTGCTCATGGTGTAGTCGCAGACTTAAGCGTATCTTAAGAGCTTAAATGAAAGGGGCTAGAACTTTGGTTTTAGCCCCTTTTTTTTATGAATAGTGTTAAAATTTAATAGTTATGGCTAAAAGAACTTTAATTGACAGTAAGATTAACTACTCACATGAATTTGCAACCGAAGATGATAAGGTTGTTTATCACACCCAAACAAAATGTCGCACCTGTAATACAGCATTGCAAAACATTAGCAGAACATAAACCAGGTAAAGATTTTCGTCATGTCGCAGAAGTGCCTATGGTAATATACCAAAAGGCTTTACGAGAAGGTTGGGCACAAGATGACAAGAAATGGAAACGATGGCTCAACGATCCAGACAACAAATTATTTAGAACATGGGGCGGTAAGGTATGACGTATGCTGAATTAAAAACAAATATAGCAAGTTATCTAAACAGATCAGACTTAACATCTGATATAGATATGTTTATTGATAACACAGAAGGCGAACTTAATCGTAGGTTAAGAACTAAAGATATGATTAAGAGAGCAACTGCTACTGCTGACTCACAATATTTATCTGTACCATCTGATTGGATGGAAGCTATAAACGTAGAAATAACATCTAATAACTTTAGACCTTTATTTCAACAATCTATTGAATCACTAGATATTTATAGACAATCAAACAATAACGTAGCTGGACAACCAATCTATTTTGCTTTGGTTGATGATTCTATTGAACTTGCCCCTACACCAGACACTAGTTATACATTACAATTAACATACTATGGATCGATTGATGCACTCAGCGATTCTAATACAACGAACTTTGTGTCCACAGGACACCCAGACGTTTATTTATATGGAGCTTTAAAACACGCATCAATCTTTTTAATGGAAGATGAGCGAGTGCCATTGTTTACTGCTCAGTTTGAAAAAGCATTAGAAGAAATGCGACTTGAACAAGAAAGAGCTGAGTTTGGTAAGGGTTCTTTGTTACAAAGAAGAAGAACTTATGGCAAAGCTAGGAAAAACATTTATTATTGGAATAATAATTAGGAGTTATTATGGCTGGATTTAGTGATTATTTAGAAGACAAAGTATTAGAACATGTATTTGGTGGCAATTCTTACACAGCACCAGGAACACATTATGTTGCTTTGTATACAGTAGCACCTACCGATACTGGTGGTGGTACTGAAGTAAGTGGTGGTGCATACGCAAGACAAACCTCTACCTTTAACGTATCTGGTACTGACCCAACAACAGCAACAAACGCTGCTGCTGTTGAATACCCTACAGCTACAGCTGATTATGGAACTGTAGTTGCGGTTGGTATTATGGATGCTCTTACAAGCGGTAACTTACTTGCATACGCAAACTTGACTGCTTCTAAGACTGTATCTTCTGGAGACGTATTCAGATTTGACGCTGGCGATTTAGATATTACGTTAGCATAACACCATGGCCTCAATAGGCTACGGTCAATATACATACGGGAAGGCTGATTACGGTACTCCCGTTTATCACTTTGGCGCAGCTGCAATAGCACAAACATCTTCAGTAACCGCTGTAGGTCGTTTTGTTATCACGGGTGCTGCTACACCAGCTGGCACTTCAGGATTCACCGCAACAGGTAGATTCGTCATTACAGGCGCATCTACAATCGCTGCAACTTCAGGACTTACCGCAGATAGCTCACTCATACTTGATGGTGTAGCTACGATTGCTGCTACCAGTAGCATGGCTGCTATTGGTACACAAATAGACTTAGGAGCTTCCACAATATCGGCAAGCTCTGGAATGACAGCCACAGGACATCAAATAGATCGTGGTGTAGTGTTAGGCCCAGCTATTTCCAACATGACTGCTACAGGTAGATTTACTGTATCTGGTGCAGCTATAAGTGCTGGAGTATCAGGATTGACTGCGGTTGGACATCAAATAGACAGAGGTTCTTCTGCNATAGCACAAAGCAGTAGTTTTTCTGCTATTGGTGGGCTAAAATGGTCTGAGCAAACAGTTCAGGCTGANACTTGGACAGATCAGACGGTTACGACAGAATGGACTAACCANTCTAATCCTTCTACAACTTGGACTAAATTAAGCAAAGACGAAGCAGCTTAAAGGAAAAGAATTATGGCAGATACATTTACTACTAATTTAAACTTAACTAAACCAGAAGTCGGAGCATCGACAGATACTTGGGGAACTAAAATAAATGCCGACCTAGATGCGGTTGACGCAATATTTAGCGGTACTGGTACATCGGTAGCAATCAACTTAGATGGAGCTGTTATTGACAGTTCTGTTATTGGTGGTACTACTGCTGCTGCGGGAACATTTACTACATTAACTGCAACTACTTTTACATCTACAGGTATAGACGATAACGCAGATGCAACTGCTATAACTATTGATAGTTCTGAGAATGTAACTGTAAATCAAGGTGACTTAACTTTAGCTACAGCAGGTAAAAGATTGTATATCCCAAGAGCAAGTGATGGTGCAGCTACAGGAAGTTTATATTCACCTTCAGATAGTGATGTAAGACTTTCAGGCGCAGGAAGTTCAGCAGGAGAATTACAGTTTGAGCCTAGTTCTGGTTCAGGTGTTGCTATGACTATTAATTCCTCTGGAAACGTAGGTATAGGAACTTCGAGTCCTTCAAGTCTTGATTCAGAAGCA